TATAGACTTTCATCGATTGCTTCTTCGGCAATCATAACATAAACACATCTATTTACAAGAGGGACAAACAGATCTCTTGAGATAGAACCAAAGGCACCGCCTAAAACTGTTTCTAATTCGGTGCCGATCATACGAACTGCTGTTGCGGTGACTCGATCTCCAGATGGTATTGAAGCTGATTCTAATAAAAATGATCTACCAATTTCACGACGCATAATTTCTACGGCTTGATTTGTAGATTGAATCTGAGCATTCATAGTTCCAGACGGAGTTAAAGTAAATACATCTTGTTGACGAGCGGCGACATATGTTCCATTCGGAGCGGCTGCAATGTCATCAATGTCTGTAATTCCTGCTGGATCTACTGCAATCCAGAAAGCTGAACCAGCGGCCATGCTTTCTACTAAAGCTTCTGAGTATGCCTCAAGAGCAGTAATATCTCCAAGGATATCTTCACAATGAGATCTTCCATAGTTATCTCCTACAGAATACCCCCAACGAAGAGGAATGTAAGGAAGTATATTATACTCTCCTTCTTCAAAAATCTCTTCTTCTTTTTCTTTTTTAACGTACCAGATTTTATCTTCTTCATTATAGAGGCATTGTACAAAAACAGAATTATAACCATGTTTGTTTTCAGCATAAGATCCTGCTTGAAAAGAAGTATACATATCTAATTGATCGTCATCTTCTTCTTTTAATTCATACTCTACAAAAATAATTTCTTTTAAATTACCTACTACATCTCTTCTGACTACATAGTTATCTAGTCTAATTAGTCTGCAAGACATATCGTCTTCAATAACAAACAAGACATCTCCTGTGATAATAAGATGCTGTAAAGCTAAGAAAACAACTTCTCTCAGGTTTTTTGATTTAATTTTATTATAAACCTGATCTGCCATGCTTTCTAAATAGTTGTTTACTTGTACACTAGGATTTACTCCATCTTTTATAGCAAACTTAAAGAAAGGCTCTTCGTTTAACGGAATCAACGCAGATAACATCTTACTAGACATTGCTGTTACTCCTCTAGCTGGTACAGAAGAATAAGGAGTATACAGTTGATCTTCTTCTCCATGAGACTCAGGAGGAAGTATAGTGGGAATAGTAAGTCTAGATGCCTCTCTAGCGTGATCTAGTTTTCGTTGTCTTTTAGAATTTAAAACCCGATAACGATCTGCTAGAGTTTGATCTTTCATTATTATGTTCCCCGTACTTCAGTTGTTGGTCCTGTTTCTTCTTCGTCATCAGGAATTTGAAGATAAGACATTGCCTCTACTGAGGGCCTATCTGATACAATGGATCCTACGTCTGGTTGTCCAGCCACTTCGGTTTTTTCAACTTCGACAGCGGCTGCTGCTTCTGCTGCTTGAATAGCTTCTTTTTGAGCCTTTTCTTTAGCCATTTGTTCTTGTTCTCTGGACTTAGCTTGAGCCATAGAAGCTGAAGCCTCAGCCTGAGCTTGTTCTTTTTGAGCCTTTGCTAAGGCAATATTTAAAGCCCTCTCGCCACTTCTATCTGCTGACATACCGCTTAGATCCGGTGCGCTTCCACTACCCATAGTAATATCCTTTCTTATCTAGGCCTAGTTTCATTTTTAAATCTTCCCTGTCTATATGTACCTTCTGAAACAGCCTTGGACTCCAGTCCAGCTATTTGTACTGATGGTGCTGTTTTTACTTTAATCTTCTTTGCCTTAGGAGGCGTTATAAAAGCTTCATCAGCCTTGAATTCTCCGCCTAATTTTCCTGTTACACCAGCTTGAGATTTTGCAACCTTAAGCCATCTTTCTCTTGTTTCTTTTGATAGTTTATTGATTCTGTCTTGAGACAGCTTTGTTTGAATTGAAGTAAAAGCTCCAAGGGATTCTCCCTGTCTTCTTACTTTACTAGCTATAGTAGCAGCGTTAAATTTTGCTATTCTTACTGCTGATTGAAACTTAGGCTCCCAATATCTTCTCCAGCATTCATAACTATCATATTCCTGAGGAGGTCGGCATTCAGGTCCACCGCTAAATAGTCCCATTAGAAACCTCCTCTAGATTGTTCTTGTGATTTTAAGATTTGTTTTAGTTTAGTAATAACAGACACCTGCCCAGAGTTCTGGGCAAGCATCTTTATAAATTGTTCTGTATTAATATCTGGATCAAACTGAATCGGAGGATACATTTTTTCTAGTTCTTCGATTAGTTTCGGATCTATTCTTGGAAAGTTCTTCAACCTTATTCTCCAGTTCTTCAATACGAGAGGTCCATGTTTTAATAATTATAGACATTTCAGCTTGATTAAGAGGCTGCGCTCTGTCTAACTTAAATTGAATGTTAGGGGTAATTTCCATTTTGTTCCTTTACTTTTCTAAATCTACTACTTCGCAAGATCCGCCTTGACAGGCAAGACTATGCGAGTTAGTTGTTGTATCAGTTTTTTCATAATAAGTAAGATCTGTCCAATCAATATGAGTAGGCATCTTACTTAGTAAAGCATCGTAGACTTCTTCATCACAGCTTTCAAACGGAGCTTGTTCATACACATGATCGTCTGCTGGTAAGAATGATATGCCGGACACATATTTCCAGTTATCCCAGACCCATTGACCAATAGAGAGAAACTCGTCATCGTGATAAGAAACAGTAATGCTTGGCTTATGATGACACCAGTAACGCTGATACAAGAGCCAAAGATCAAGGTGGTCCAGAGCCTTAATGTTTTTCTGTGTAACAGTATTACATGGTGCTTTAATTGGGAATGAAAATACTGTGGTTGTATTTGGCCTTTGAATACATGACTCAGAAGGTATTCCCATTTCTGTCATAAACGTACATAATGGATCGTTCTTATCTGCGCGAACTCTCCTGATATAGTACTCACTATAACGTGGGTGCATACCTGAAGATGTTCCTGCTACACAAGAAGTAGTTCCACTGGGTTTACAGCAAGTAATTGACTTGCTTGGATTAATGCCAAGCTTGCCTGACCATCGAAGGTTAGTCTTCACAGCTTCTTCTCGAAGTTCTTCTAGAACATACGAGAGCTTGCCTTTACCTAGTTGTCCGCTCATTAGTTTACTATCATAGATGCCAGTGAATGATACACCAAGAAGTCTTTCTTCTTCGCTGTTTTCCTTGAATTCATCTCTGATATAAGGAAATCCGGTGAATGAAGATTGAATAGTGCCTAGTATAGTAGCCATTTGTACCTTCTTACGAAGGGTTTCTAGATCATCATCAGGCCTGACAACAACTTCTGTTAAGTTACAGAATTGATAGGGACGTAGAATAATTTCAGAGCATGGATTTGTACCAAACTTAATTCCTTCTGTCTTACGTCCTGCCTTAGCTGCAATGCGAGACATAGCTTCTTGGTTACAGATGCCTCTCTCTCCAGATCTTGAATCATAGAGATGGCTCCATTCTTGTAGGAACTGACCTAGATCAGGCTTGTGATCGTACACAGCGGAGTTGTTAGCAAGACTTCTATGCCCTGAGCTTTCCCACCAAGGACCGGCCTTAGCTTTAGCCATCTCATGATCTGATACATCACTAAGAGAGATCAATGCTGATCGTCGAACCGCACCAGCAATAACAATCTCACCAATTAGACATACAATGTCATGTACTTCAATAGGTTTTAGCTTTCTACCAGCACAATTATAGAACAACTTAACGATGTATCTAAACAATCGTTCAAGTGGTTCGGGGCCGCTTGCACGGCCACCAAAGGTCTTAAGCCTTGCTCCAGCAGGACGAACTAGAGAAGTATCCCATGTTGGGTGCTTTCCCTCGTACAAGTAATTAAGAAGCATTCTAAGTGCTTCAGCCCACCCTGCTCGGGAGTCTTGAACCAGAATAATATCTTCTGTTTTACAAATTTCATTAGGAACCTTAGAGAGTTGTTCTGTGTATTCTCTTTCACAAGAGAAACCAACTCCAGTTCCGCAGCATAAAATATATAAAACTTCTGAGAAAGATCTTGTGTCTTTAATCGGAAGATAAGAACAATTATAAAAAACTGTGTTATCTACATCAGCAGCAGGACCTGCGCTCATCAATGCTCTCATTGAAGGGAACACCTCTAAGTTTTCTGTGGCTTGCTTGCATTCGTTTAAAAGAGAAGAGTAATCTTCATAGTTTTCTTTTCCTACCATTAGCATGGTATTGTCACGAATATAATCGTAATATCTCTCTACGCATTCTTCCCATGTTTCTCTTCTATTTCTTGATTCCATCCACTTACAATAACGGGAGGTTACAATAAATTGTTGGAATAAATCCATTTCTTTTTGCATACTATTTCTTTCTTTTAATATCGTCATAAAGCATTTTGGGAGTCCACGCATATTTGCTGGTTTCTATCCCAAACATTTGTAATAATCGTGATGTAACTGTTACGCAATCATTTGTGTATCTAGGGTATCCTAGTATTCGGATAGGAAGGAACACAAAGACAATACCATAAGCAAGTGCTTTTGGGCAATGCGATCCTTTGTGAATAGATAAACTTGTTGTATATTCAATTAAGTTTTCAAACGAAGGAATGGTATCGCATTCAATTGTTATTGTTTCTTTCCAAGTGTATTTGTCCCCTTGTATGGGTTCGCTTCTCCAGAAGTGTCTTCCTTCTCTTGTTTCGTGATGAACCCCGTTTATAGATAAGGTTACATGAGAAAAAGGATTTAAACATTTGTGAAAAAAGAGAAGAAAGTGAAGGACAAAAAAAGGACGCAATACTTTGTACAATTTTCTGTTAAGTTTGTTTGTTATTACTACGCTACTGAACAATTTTTTAGCGGCTCTTCTGTTTTGTTTACAGAAAGAATTTTTATAATTTAAACTGCTGTAAGATAGCGCATAAAAGTTCACATCGACCGTTTGTTTATTGTTTACCCAATTATCGGGTTCCATAGGATAATATCTCCCTTATCTTTATCATATTCCCCTTTTCTTAGAATCCTTACGCACCTAGCCATAGCTAAAGCAAACTCCTCTGGATCCATGTCAATCTGCTTATTTTCAGGTCTCTGCTCTTCTTTATACATCTCTAATATAGACGAAGACCATTCTTCTTTGGGAGTATTAGACAAAATCTTTTCAGCCTTTTTAGGACCAACTCGCCAAAGTCCCGGTATATTATCGGTAGAATCTCCAGTCATCCATTGAGTGTAGAAAAACATATCTGCATCTTCTTCTGATATAAACGTAGGTTTATCTTCTTTGTCTGGGTTCCAATGCCACCCCGGTACAGACCTAAGATCTTTGTCTATTGTTACAGAAACTCCTTGATCGGAAGAAGATATCATTCCCATTAAATCGTCTGCTTCTAATCGATCCACGCATCGCACAAGAGATGAAGAAGAATAAACAATTTCAAGAGCGTAATCTAAAGAATCTGGAGAATGGAGTTTATCACGATGAGCTTTGTACTCGGGCCAGAAATCTCTTCTGTAATTTTTACTACGAGGACAGGAAAGACAGATAATAATATTATCAATTCCTTCGGGGGTCCATTCTTTAATGTCGTGATTTAGACGGCTTTCTAGTTCATCAATTCCTTCTACGTCTGCCCAGTGAGCGGCTCGGTAAGCAAGGATATCTCCGTCTAATGCAGCTAAGTTTGGGTATTCCATTAATCGGCTCCTTCAGGAAATTCATCGTCGTTATCATCTTCCTCTTCTTCTTCTTCCTCGATCTCTTCTAGATAATCATCTGGATCAATACCAAACTTGTCAAAGATTTCATCTAGGATTTGAGAAACATATTCAATTTTAAGTTGTGATTGACTTGCTTGTTGAATGCGTTCTTTTTCTTCTTCATTAAGAACTCTTGTACCTAACCACACTTCTGAGTATATCTCAATCACGGATTTAAGATCATCAAGGTTTCCATCATTTAAAAGAATGGTAGAAAATATTCCCTTGTAGTTAGGATCCTTCGCTTCAATATTGTTTGCCATTCTTTCAGACTCATGAAACCTCCAGTCAGCTTCTTGATCATCAATTTCTCTTTCTCCGTTTGAGATAAAAATCTGAATAGAATCATAGTCTCTTCCCTTTGCAACTTCATTTAAGTATCTACAGTCATCAACTAGAATAACTCTTTCCCAATACTTCTCTCCTCGCTCGATATCTTCTGCTTCAAGTTTAATTACTTCTTGAACTTGAGAAGCCCATTTGTTTACCCAGTAGTCAGAGTCATCTGCTCTAAGAGCAGCTCCCATTTTTTGACAATAGTCTCTATACTCAATTGAGTTTTTATCTTTAGAGTATCCTTTTTCTTTAGCCTCTTCTTTAATGGGACCAGCGAAAGGAAGGAAGATAGGCTTAAATCCTAAGTGATACGCAAATTCTGCAATCATTTTAGCAATAGTAGTTTTACCGACTCTTGCTCTTCCTCCTAGCATTACCATCCGCATGATTCTACGTCCTTTCTTAGATTAGTGTCTTCTTCTTTAAGATTACTAATTATCCATACAAGATATGCAAGCGTATAGATTCCATATACGGTTGGATTATATTCTCTTAGTTTCTTTGCTTTCAGTAAAACAAAGTAATCACAATTGTACATTAGTGTGTCTCCGACCAGTTAGAACCAATCTTGTACTCGCCATCAAGAGGCATCTTGACACCAAGTTTTTCACCAGCAAGAACGATGCTTTCGACACCAGCCCTACCAATATCTTCGGCAATTTCTGGAGGACATTCCAATTGCCATTCATCATGAACCGTAGCCATGAACTTAACTCCCTTTGTTCTGTTTATTTTAGTGTACAAAATAGCTTGAGCTAGTTTCATAACAATAGCACCATCTCCTTGAAGCTGGACATTCAAAGCAGCATGTTCGCTTCTACACGGAACTTCGCGTCCGTCGAGAAGAGTAATCGTTTTCTTCTTAGCTACTTGAAACTTTACTTCATCAATTAATTTCTTAAGTGCTGGCATGTTACGAAGAAACCTTTGCTTCAATGTACGACCATTCTGTCCGGTGATCTTAGAAATCTTTTCATCTCCAGCACCGTAAATGAATCCGTAAAAGAATGTCTTACATACTGCACGACTATCAATGCCAGCTTGAACCATATTGTAGTCATGGATATCAGAACTAAGAATAACATCGGCATATTTACCTTGATCATACTTAGCCATTCTGCTTGCAAGCATACGAGCTTCAAGACCAGAGGCATCAATTCCAACCATGACATTACCTTGACTAGGAATAAACAACGAACGCATCCGGGGATCTGAGTTAACTTGTTGTAAATTTGGTTGTGATGCAGTCATTCGTCCCGTAACAGTACCCTGAGGGTTGACGTTACCGTGAATACGACCATCTCTAGAGTTAGCTGATCGAGTACACCAGTCCGTTACCTGTCCTTGCATTTTAGTCAAGTCAAAGTAACGAGCAAGCTTGTCTGCTTCAGGAAACGAAAGAGACTTGAGAACTTCTGAGTCAACCTTTGGATTACCTTTTTCTGTAGTAGGAGCAGTCCAATTGTACTTTTCCCCAAGTCTTTCTGCAATCTGCTGTCTTGATCCGGGGTTGAAAATGGTAATCTTATCTTTAAGTCTTTTTCCTGTTTTATCAGAATGTCTTACTTCAATCTTAGCAGGAAACAGGCAGCGTAGATGGTCTTCTATCTCAGCTTTTTCAAGAGATAAAAGAGAATCCAAACGTGTAGCTTCATTGAGATTAAAGCCAATGCCGTTTTCAATCTGCTTAGAGATTATATCAGTAACAATATGTTCAAGAGCAACAGACTTGTTGTACTTGTTAATGAAGTTTTGTTGGGCTTTCCAAATACGTTCTGATACTTCAACGTCACGAATACAATACTCGATCATCTCATCAGAGCATTCTTCCCAACCGCCTTGGTAATCCATCTTCTCGAAACCAAGATGCTTGCCCCAACAAGCCAGAGAGTTACCGCCTAGAGGGTTCTGGCTCTTCTCGGGATACATCATTCTTGAGACAATGAGAGTATCCAGTTTCCCAGTTCGAATAGTCCCGAAGAGACGTATAAGAACGGGTACATCATAGAGCGTAATATTGTGGCCGATAAGAAGATCGGCATTACGCAAAGCAGTAATACCAGATTCCATATTAGTTTCAGTGTAAACATTAGTTTCTCCTGTGTCTACATTTTTAGTTACAAGGCAGTGTACCTTGGTTACTTCTTTTTGTGGCTCACCTTTTTTATTGAGGGTGAGTTCGTTAAGCCCATTGGCTTCAATATCGAATACAAGTTTCATAGTTTCATCCTGATTGTTAGGGATTACTCAACTGGTTCAAAGTGGATCTGTCCGTCTTCTGAGACGGCAAAGTCAATCTCCTTTGTCCTACCAGTAGTTCGGTCATAGAAGAGGCATGATGCTACTCCGGCTCGACCAGTAAGACGATTTTTAAGTACTCGAATAGTTGTTGTATTAGCTACGACAGTGTTCTCATTCTGGCGGTCTCGCTCAAGGGCAATGACAGTGTTGGGTACACTGGCAAGCGATCCAGAGCCACGAAGATCTTGTAGGGTAATTCGATCCCCTTCTTCATAAGCCTTCTGTGTCTTCTTAAGCTGAGATACTACGTCGATTCGGACACCAGTACGAGAGACTAGAGCGCGTAGTTCCTTCATCAAGTTGTCAATAATGAGTCGCTCAGATCCGCCACCGTCGATGTCCTTCTCATTAGATCCAGCCATGCCAACAGCAGCGGCTGTAATGTGATCTAGAACAATAACATCTACACCAAGAGACACAGCCATGAACTCCATGCGGGCAGCAAGATTCTGTAGTGCATTGTTACCAAGGTGATCGTAGATATAGAAGCTAGTGCCTGTAAGCTTTTCTCTTGCTTGAGCATACTCTTCGTCTGTAAGATCATCTACAATCTCTACATCAACAGGATCTTTACCCATCTTATGTCTAAGCTCATTCATTGTACGAGCAGCCTTGATAGCACGGACTGGCTTGTTGATTAGCAAGCTGATCATATCTTCGATGGTTTCTTGAGGCGACTCCTCAAGCATGATAGCACCTACAGATCTACCTTCTTCAAGGTGGTGGCACATCATCTCTCGTA